CCCACCGTCATGACGGCTGATGAGTATCCGCGTACGGGTCAAAAGCCAAAAAGAAAAGGAGTCCGACTCTGAGGTGCTCCTTGTCTGGGTAGTTTAAAATTTAAGTAGTTCTACATATGAACCACGAATAACTGTGGTTGCATTAGCATTATTTACATATTGTGCGAATTGGAAATCCACTGTATTATCAGCAGGATCATTTTCTATAATCATATCTATTTCTAAATAACCATGAGAACCAGCAACATTTACGTTTTGTGTAAAATTAGATGTTGTTTTAATACCATGTATTTCAGCATTAGATGGGTCTATACCTGACACTCCAGCTCTCACCATTTCAGTAGCAGCTGACATATTCACTTTAAACTTAGCTCTACCTGTAGTATTCTGTGCCCAAAAAATATGGTACTTTACTAAAGCACGTTGATTAGCACCAAGCGTAAATTGTAAAGGATCTATACTACGATAAGTCGTGCCTTCATTTGTAGCTGCTGTTTGATTAGAATCAGGTCCATAACCAGCAGAATCTGTGTGGTAATTTTCACCTAATATTTTTCTTGTATCAAATTGACCAGTACTGTAAGCAAGTGTACCAGCTAGAGGGTTTGGAATTAATATTGACATAGTTAGAACCTCCTGTAACTGATATAAGAACCAGATAGTATTTGAGACGAGTTAGCAGCAGTAGTTATGTTAGCAACTTGAGTTTCTAAAGTTCCATGTGTACCAGCAGTACTTAAAGCTGCAAAATTTATCTCCATACTTAAAGGAGTATCACTAGAATTTGAATCTATTTTTATAGTAGTTCCAGTTCCATTACTAGTTGTAACAGCCATACCACCATGTAAACGGTTTGATGCAAGAGCTGCTCCTTCAGTTACGGTTGAAATTGTAGCAACAGCACCATATTTAAGATTTGTAGCAACGGCTGCTCCATCTTTATCTATGTTACGCATTCTGAAGAAAAGATGGTTATTATTATCAGAGTTAAAAAAGAGTACAATCTTACCAACCATACGCTCATATTTACCAAGATTTACTGACCAAGGAGCTATAGTTCCTGATGCAATAGCATCACCTATTTCAAGAATATCACTTTCTATAAATTGTTGTGTCCATGTAGGGGACGAGTAGACAACATTGTTGCCATTTGAATGAAAAGGCATAATTATTTAATTAATCGAGTCCGGTATAGTTCCGCCATACCAGTTACTAAAAAAATCCTTGGGCTACCATACGGAACATGATAGTTCTTTGCCCAAGGAAGTTATTTATTACTTAACAGTTTTTGTGTAAGCAACGCCACGATATACGAAAGTAACTTCTTTCATGGTTATCTCCATATACCACAACCCCGTTCCATGCTGTGGTGTCATGCGTCCCATAAGGGATGAACGGACGTGGCTAATAAGAGGGTTCTCCCTCTGGTTCCTTATATTTAGGAATCTCTTCTTGTCTATACTCCTCAAGTAATTTATCTACTTGTTTCTGAAGTTTTAGAATTTCTGGGTCTTTTGTTTTCATACTATTCCAATGGCGGATTACGCCAGAGCATATAAATAAGTTAGTGATTAAGGTTAGATATAAACAAAAATTTTTAACCAATTTGTGGGGCTGATAGTGCAACTTGTAGTGAGATTGCAGCCATTAAAATACACCGGGAATAATTTGACCGGTTGTTGCGTAAGCTCCTAGAGCTGCAACTATGCCAAGCATTGCTGCCCAGCCATTAAATCTTTCTGCTTCTGGTGACATTAGTTTTTGTTTGGGTAATAATTGTATGGGTGGTTCGTACGCATACTCATTTTCTAGTAGCGTATCTAAATCTTTTGTTTTCATTTTTTGGGTGGTCTACCTTTTTTAGTTCCGTAGGTTCCTTTGCCTTTCGGTGCCATAATTAAAATTTAAGGTTTGATCTTTCTAGCTTTTGATATATATCCTGACGGTATGCTTCGTCCCTTTCATAGCGTGGGTCATTCATTGCTTGAACAACTTCAGCTTGACTACGGAATACATCGCCAGAAGTTTTTGCTGACTTACCTGATAGAAGTCTTCCTTCATATCCATTAGCAGTTTCATACTGAGCTTTTAATCCAGCTACAGCTAATTGAATAATTTCTACATCGCCATTGTTTATTAAATTATCAAACGCATTGCGACGTTGTTCAGGTAAATTTTGAGCAGCCCAACTGATTATGTTGTCGTACTCTTTATCTCCTCCAACTGAATTTTTAATACTATTAATGTCTGATTCACTTAAATCTTTTACGGTTTCAGTTTCTTGTTGTGGAGCATTCTTTTGTAGTTCCAAATAAGCACTAACTAAATCTTGACTACTCATACTAGAAAACTTTTCAATAGTTTCTGGTGATAAAGTATTGTCATTTTTATAGTACTCTCCTGATGCTTCATTGATTAAAGATAAAGCTGGGTTGCTTTCCTCTTCTGTTTTTTCTTCAGCTTCTTCAGTTGATGCTTCGGTTTCTTCTTCTGAGTTACTACCTAATTTCTTTTGTAGTTCAACGTAAGCTTTCTCTAACTCTTCAGCATTCTGGAACTTACCAGCAAGAAGTTGTTGTTCTTCTTCTGCTAATTTTTCACCTACTTGTAATGCTTCCTGTTCTTGTTCGTTCAGTTCAGGTGCATCAGCAGGGGTGGAATCATAAGTAAGTGTTTCTGCCATGGTCTATTACTTTTAAATTACCTAGACCAACACGATTAACTTGATCAGGATCAACACCGATAGTAGGTTCACCAACCTTTGGTTGTGGTGAGTACTTAGTTACTATTGCGTTGTCTGTATCTTCGCTTAGTTTAGGCTGTTCAATTTTTGGCTTAGGTTTACTCGCCACCTTCGTCGGGCGAGAGGGCTTCACCTTGTCCAAGTTGTTCTCCTATAGTGGGGTTTTTTTGAGGATCCATTAATGGTGCATTAACCATTTGTCCTGCTTGATCTACTAAAGATTGCTGTGCAATTTGTGATTGCTGTTGCTGTAGTTCTTGTTGTATCTGTTGTTCAGTTTTAACAAGGTTAAGAACATCAATACCTTGTGCAGCTGCCAATCTTTTAATAGCTTCTGAAGGACTTATGTATTGCATCAATGCTTCTGGACCTAATGTCTGAGCGATAGTTGTTATGAAAGCTGTGAGACTTTCTCTATCTTGCCCTCTTCCTAAAGCGTTCACACCAGCAACTATCTGTGGCCGAACTAAATCTTTAGGGATAGAAGGTATTTCTTTATTTCTTTGTAGTACTAATAAAACTCTGTTTAAATAAGGTCGTAAAAATTCGTCCGTTAACAATGAAAATATGCCACCCAATTGTTGTTCTAGTTCTAACTGTGTGAGGCGTACCTCTTCAGCTGTAGTACGTTCGCTTTGCCTTATGTTTAATTGCATAAAAGCATCAGCTATTCTTCTTTCTAAAGCTTGAGCCATGTTAGCTGCTGTAGAAAAATCTGCGGTCTTTCCTACTTGTACTACCTGTACATCTTCAGCACGTCCTTGGACGATTGCTCCATTACCAGCTTTCGCTAAGGTAGCTGGCTTAGTTGTTGAAGATGGTGAAACTAAAAATACAACTTTAGCTGCGGCTGAACTTCCTTCGACTAGAGCTTGAGATAATCCTTCAAGTGATCTTAAGTCGCCAAGAAACTCTTCTACTCTGCCACGTCCGTAGTCTTCTCCATCAACCGTATTGAACCTTAATGGTAGCCAAGGACTTGCATTTTTAGGGGCTGTACTTCTACTGCCTTCAATAATTTTATCGAATACTTCTTGATGCCATACCCATCTACCACTTTTTTCGTCAAGCTTAACGCAAGTGTAGACTTCGACATCATCATCATCTGAGCCTGTCTTATACCCACCATCACCGGGATGATTAGGTTGGGGTTCTGGCAGCTCGACACCGAGAACCTTACGACTGATAAGTTCTTTTGTATATATCTCTAATACGTTAGAGTTGCCGTCACGATTGACGACATACCTATTTAATGGAAAGTTCTTAAGTCCATCTTTACCCATAAATATTAAAGCATTACCACCAACAATTAAATGTTTTAAAGCTTGGTGTACAACCACCCGATCACTAGAAGCTGCGATGTAATCCATAATCATTCTTTCCATTTTGGAGAATGAAAGATCTAATTCACTTCTAATTTCTGGTGGTATCTCTTCCCCTAACTTGTCATCTCTTAACTGAAGTTTAAAAAATGTAGTTTGGGGAGGTAGCAATGCGAGCATTAGTTTGGCTGCTAAAGTTACAACCGCTTTGCTGCCCACGCTTTGCCATGGTTTTACTAATGATTTATGGTTAGGATTCGTACTTAAGTCATCCTTAATTAGGTATGGTAACGTAAGAGCTGAGCACTCAACCGCGGTGTCCAAGAACTGAGAACGATTGTGGCTAAGTTGTGTATATCTCTCACGTGCATTCATACGTTCATGCCTCCGGAACCTTGATCGGTAGGAGTGTTAAGACCTGTATTACCTAAAGGTATTTTTAAAGATTTAGTTCCTTTAGAAAATGGGTTCTTATCTTTTTTACTTTTAGCTTTCTTTACCTGAGCATTAATAGAAGTTGTTTTCTTTTCCTCCGGCACTGGTAAAGGAGCTGGTGGAGGTGGAGGTGGTAAAGGAGCTGGGGGTAGTGGTGCTGGTGCAGGGGTAGCCCTGCCTCTTCCTAAACACATGTTAAATTTCCTCGTCCATAATGGATCTTATATATTCAATAACGCTGGCTTGACCAGCACGGTACATGATTGTCTGTACATCTTCTTTGGGATGGATTGGTTTCCAACCGAAGTTTTCTTCTAGCTTTGTAAGTAACTTATCGAGTCTGTCGTTATGTAACTTAAGCGTAGCTAGGGAGATTCCTGTTGTCATGTTCAAAGAATGCTGGCATACGAGCTGACTTGGC